GTATTCTGTTCCTTGAAGGGCAGAGAGATATTCGCTGGGAATTCCTTGATAGGAAGTTTCGTACAGTTGATAACCTGAAGCGTTTTTGGAACCTTTATGATGATATCATCCATAGTGTTATTGTCTTGGAAAGTGGTGAGTTGATTCGCAAACACACTGGAAATCCTAGTGGTTGTGCAAACACCATAGTTGACAACACTATGATATTGTTTCGCATTTTTGCCTATGCATGGATAATTAAATGCCGTGAAATAGGACGTCAAGCAGATTATGCAGACTTTATGGTCCATGTTGAGGCTGCTCTTAATGGGGATGATAATACATTCACGACCTCTGATGAAGTTGTTGGGTGGTTTAATCCTATAGAGATAGCTCGCATTTGGTCTGGAATTGGTGTCAAAACAAAAGTTCCGTCAGAAGCCGCGTGGAAACCTCGGAAATTGGAGGAGTGTCAGTTTTTATCACAGTCGTTCGTACGACATGGTGAATATTGGCTTCCCTCCCCGGATTCTGATCGTATTTATGCGTCACTCAAGTGGGGAAGTGGAGAGGGTGATATTAGATGGCATTTTTTGAGAGCGTGTGCTCTTAGAAATGATTCGTGGGCAAATGTGCCTGTTCGACATACCATCGAAGATTACTTGAACTACTTACTTCGCAATCACGCGAGTGAATTGGTTGGAAGTATCAATGATATTCCAATGCAGCAAATTTTTAACCTGTATAAGAGCGATGATGAATTATTTGCGCTCTATCATGGTCTTGAAGCTGCAGGAGCAGGGTGAAGGCTTAAATGTGCACAGCCTATTTAAAAAGATGGCAGAACAATTTATGCATCAATTTTTGTTGGCGCATGATCCAAATTCTAAATCTTTTACGCTCCCCAAAACCCCCCTTGCTAGTGACCTTACTATTTTCATGAAAAAGATCGGCGAAGTACATGACTTTACCTTTGTCCTCAACCTTTCCCAGGAAGAGGAATTGGAATCTGTCATGACTATTACCGACTTACACCTGGACAACCTTAAAACGAAAGTTGCGGAAGCCATTCGGTGGTATCCGTTGCATTTGCTTGATAAGTATCCAGAAGTGTTTGAAAAAAAGAAACATCTCGCTTGTCTGATATTCTGCGGTCGTTCGGCTCCTATGGAGTCTAGTGCTTGTGTTGATACTGTGAAGGGAGCTTTAGCTCTGTCGCAGCATTTTACAAGATTGTCAAAAGAAATGGCTGAGGAAGGTCGGATATTCCACTGTCCCAATGCAGATAATGGTTTGTTAGCTGGGAATGATACTTCTGTTGAAGGTCAATCTAACCAGTGTACTACATTAAATGGAAACAGTGGCTCACATTGCAATACTGATGACCATGCAGAACCAGTTGTCGCGCCTCAATGGACGTGGCAGTATAAGCCTCGGTGGGGCTTTGGTGGTCATCAAGAATATCTCAATCATCGTGCAAGTTTTGGCAGTTTTGTTGGTGGAACTGGTGGGCCTTTTGCTCAGCCTAGATTCGTTGATATTCGAACTGGTTATTACAATAAAGCACGTGATGCGGGAGTTCAAAATTGGAATGAAGCTCGTAGCGGGAGAGCGCATGTGACTGGCCCTGGAGATGCCTTTCACAATGAAAAATTGTCCGGAACTGCAGGTTCCTGGACCAATACGGATGATTTGAAAACAGTTAAATTTGCCAAGATGACAAAATCTGCTAATAAAGGTGGACAGAAAAGTAAAGGGGTGAAAGCACAAAAAAAAGAAGGGATTATCAATGGCTTAATGCCAACGGTTTTCCAAAACCAATTTGATGTTAAACCCTATTATAAAACTGTTTCTGCTGGCAAATATTCGCGGCGAATTAAAACTTTGTTTTCTGTCGGAACAATTGGTGGAACTGGACCAGTTGGTGCTAATAGCACTTATGTCAATGGTGGTGTGTTGTTTTCTGTACTGATTGCAAAAGAACTTTTTGCTGGTCAGAATGCTGCGCAGGATTTTGAAAATTTTGAGCGGCATCAACACAAATCACAACCAAGATATCATATATTGCCTAGTGTTGGAAGCACAACTCCTGGTTCAATTTGGGCTTTGCCTGATCCTGATGGAATTGATCAATTGCCTATTGGGTCCACAATTACTCCCTCTGTATTGAATGGCCATCGAAATTCACAGAAACATACACTGTGGGCTGGTCAAACGACTGGCCAGATGGTCGTGAATAAAGCTAAGCTTTTCACTGACGCTGAATTGATTTCCTTCTCGTCGCTGACGACATCTGTTAGTCAGCAACAGGGAAGTGTTGAGAATCGATTTTACTGCGCTGGTGTTTTCTCTATCCTGAATGGAGATGGAATTCCAACTACTCAAACTACAACCTTTGCTGAGGTGTTTCTTGAGTTTGATATTGAGTTTTCCGAACCACAAAATTCTGATATTGGTTTTCTTATTGAAAATACAAAGGTTACAGCGAATTCTGGAGCTGTTATTACTAATTATGCACCTGGCATTGGCCAGGATCTTGCTGTTAACGTGATTAAAAATTTCACGGCAATTACATCAATTAATGCAGAATATACGTATAATCCAAATTCTTATAACCCATCAGGTGGTAATTCTTCATATTATAGCCTTCCTATTGGGACATATTTGTTATACCAATCGGTTGGGTTTTCATCAACTCCTACTGTGACGAGTACGAATTCGAATATGACAATAACTAATGCAGTTTATTCTATGTCGTATTCTACTTTTTATGAAGCTGGTGATGTTTATCCCACCCCTGAGTTCACAATTCAACCTGCCGCTGTGGCAACTTCTGTGAATGCTATGGTTACTGTGGCAATATTGCGTATTACGCAAGTTACAACAGGTAATCGAGCAAAGGTTACTATGTATCCGAGTCTGTCGTTTACTGGCAGTGCTGCTGCTTGTAATTTTCACAAGTTAGTTATGCGTTTGCCAGATTTTGGCTCTATGCCATCTGCTATGTTCTTTCCTGTTGGTAATAATTCCACAAATGTGAGTTTATTGTCTGACGGGTTTGATGAGAAGGATGAGCATGAGCAAGATTATAAAAAACGATGGAAACTTACGCTCACAAATGGGATTAATAATCCTCCCATCGTTACTATCGATGGTTTGACTCACGATGATGTGTCATATTATGAGCATAAGTATCGCAAAAAATTTCCCGAATTAAATTGGAGTTCTGAGAGTGAATCAACAAAAAATAATATTTCAATTAGTGTCTTGCCTAAAGCCATGTGGCCAAAGAATGACCTTGTGAAGTATCATGAAAGTGTTTCCTCTCTTAATGCAGCAAATTCTATATGGAAGCTGCCTGATCCAGATTTGATTGATGCTGGAATTGCTTTGGATAATGAGAAGAAAATTGTCGAGGAACCAGACTCACCTCTGGTCATTGAGAATCCTTTGACAAAGTCCATTCATGTGGATCCTTCTCTTGCTGCTAAATTCTTGTCCGTGTTGGCGAGAAAGTAGGAGGTCGCTGTTTGACTCAGTTGTGGGTGGTTCAGCGTATGAAGACATGTCTCAAAATTGAAACATAACTAGAGTTTAACTTCACATGCAAGTGCTGGTATGATCGGCACACACAGTTGGGGCTGTGTGTGTTTTGGACTCTCCAGAGTGTGAGCTAGTTGTGGAACCTATGGTTAGGGAAGCCTGTGGTTTGTTCTTAAAATAAAAATCTCATGTCTGTCATGGATCTCTTTGTTGTTTCAAACAAGCCTAGTTTAAAACGCGAGTCTAGGTTGGTTTCCATTCAAAAGATAGGTACCTTTTTTACTTGTTTGAATTGTTGTTTGCGGGCTAGATTGAAATCTATAGGCATTAACACAACAAAAAAAAAAAAAAAAAAAAAAAAAAAAAAAAAAAAAAAAAAAAAAAAAAAAAAAAAAAAAAAAAAAAAAA